TGGTTTAATACTTACCAGGTAATCTTTACTTACATTATTTGCAGGAAAAGTAAGAGTATCTAAAAGAGTGGTTTCATCCCCATCTGCATATAACTTACATGTCAAAGCAGTACTGGACTCATAATTCAAGTTCATTCTTCTAATAATAGATTTTCTATTTATATCAGTAAGCGGCATAAAGCCAGTTTTGTATTCAATATCCATTGATTCGCTAGGACTACTACTATGCAATTCATGAATCATTAATGCAGATGCACCTATCTCAGGTGATGTATGCCTGAAACCAAATGTATCTAGTGCATCATTGCTGCTATAAAAAAGACTAGGTGTAGCTGAAAATTTTAACGTAGACCAGGATGAGTTTTTAACATCAAAGACATAAATAGTCTGTGTTTCATTACCAAGCCTGCAGAGAATTCTATCTCTCTTTACATCATAGAATAGCCTACTTTTGTCTAAGTTTGATGTACTCTGATATACGTCATTAATAGGTTCTGATATTTCAGTAAACCTGAAGTCAGGTGTTATTTTGTAAATACCACTAGAAGAACAAAAGTATAAACTATCTTTTACTCTTGCTACTCCCTTTGTTGACACAAGTCCTCTATTCTCATCAGATTCTAATAAGGACCAGTTTGTTGGGTTATCTCCTGATCCAACATCAAGCCTGTAAACACCTCTAGTCATAAACACAACCAATGAGTCTAATATCTTATTCATAGATACTATTTCACCACCCTGCTGGTCTTTTATTTGAATATAGTTTACAGCTGGTAATACATCAGGCATACCCCATTCACTATATATAATCCAATCAGGATGGTTCTCATCTAAACCTTCAGGGTCTAGTTTCACATTACCAACAAACAACCTGTTCCCCATCATTTGACTATACTTATAATTGACTTTTGTCTTTAATTCATCTATAAATGGCTGCTGTGAACCGTTAGTCAATCCAGTATCCATAAAAACAAATTGTGTTGTAGAGCTAAAACTTTTTTGTAAATATCTGCTGACCTTTGCTGTACTTGATGCAATATTAAAAACAGTATTTGTACCAAATAAATCTTGGTCTAAAACCACTGTATCATAATCATAGTCTATATATAATTCGGTATTATAAACGGTCACAGTAAACGTACCATTAAAGTCGCCCCTAATACATCCAGTTATGGCAATACTATCACCAGTAGATAAACCGTGAGCGATTCCTGATTTTAGTACTACTTTTGTTTTTGCATCTACAGGTGTCCCTGATGCTCCCTCAATAAAATTAATTATTGGAACGTTTACATATGGATGGACTAAATTTCCAAATTGCGCATTATTAACTACCTTAACAGCTTTACCAATGCTTTCTTCAATTACAGTTGTAATGTCACCGTTATAAACAACAAAACCATTTGCTTGGTTTTTTGACCACCGTCTGTCGTTAGCTATATTAGGAAAGACCAAACCTCTATTGTGCCAACATATATTTAAAACATTTTGATGTTCTATGTGAGACCCTACACCAGCTTGGGCAGGAGTTAAGGCATGAAATGTTCCACTATTAGAACTAGTTTCATAATAGAGCCACTTTGTAATAATGCTAGTACTACCATCATTAAATATATAATGTGGAGCTGTCGATGTTTGGCTTGTTTCGTTTAAAGATACCCCAGGACCACTTGCACCATTTCGCTCATCCACATTTATAAAACCTTTTTGTAGGTCTGCTTTGAATTGATTACTGTCTAATGGTCCATTATCAAAAGTAGCTGAATATGTGGTTCCATTACTACCAGTTACAGCTCCAGCAGAAATCCATAAAACTTGACCTTTATCATAGCTTTTATCGTCAGCACCCCTACTTGCAGATGTATTTGTTCTTAGTGCATAATACCAACGAACTGCGGTAACATTATCAGTATCTATTGTAACATCAGGACTACTAAAAACTCCTGTACTACTAATTAAGCTAGAGTAGTTAGCTACAAAATAATCAGAGTATATAGCCTTCTTACTATTTAATACAGCGCTTTTAGATACAGGTTCGTCAGCAATAGCTGTTTCTGAACTCCTACTAATTGGTACACTACCTATATGAAAATAAGTACCGCTGTTTTCGCTTTCACGATATACTTTAACAGATGTCATTCTAGGATTAATTGGGTATGTTTTATTTGGAGCTGTTCCAGTAGGATTACTCAGGTAACCTGCATAAACAATAAATGGAACTTTTAGGGCCGCATTATCATCCGTTACAGATTTCGTAATATAACTTTCACCCAATGGCAATTCTTGAATACCATCATACACTGGGCTAAACTTATAATTGTATGTTTTATTGTTCGTGACTGACATACCTGCAGCAGAGGCTAAAATAGTAATAATACCAGGAGCTAATTGAGTATCTGTTGGAGCAATGGGATAAGCATCTTGAAATACATATTCATCTACCCTGTATCCTGTAGACTGGCTTTCTACATCATAAGCATCCCCAAAAAACTTACGACTTATATGTTGTAGAATTTTTGGTTTATGATTTATGTTATCAGGTGCAAAACGAAATTCCATTCCATGGTCTTGCAATTCAAATTCATCAGGGATGTTTGAGGAGTATGACGTTCCCAAATCAGTAGAGGTAACACCGCCAGTAATATTACTTGGTAGAAATTTTAGTTTGTTTGCAGCTGCATCGTATCCAATCCATTTACTATCTACAGCAGTACCATCAATCTTCAGATTGCTTGGGGACCAATAAATAAGATTATCAAAATTTGTTGAGTTTATAGTTACCGCAGCACTTCTCCCTGGTCTTTTAACTAATCTACCTGGTTGGTCTAATAAGAAGTTTTGAGTTACTAGAGAATATTCAGTTCCTAGGTCTCCTGGGTCTGCATTTGTAGCTATCCCGTTTTGAAATGTGTCTATCTTAGTAAGCACTACATGCTACCGTTTGCAACCCTATCGGCTACATATGTCATTCCCCCTGAATCTGAATTTGCGCTTGTAGTTCTTCCTTTTTCTCTACTTGCTACATAAAGAGTATAATGGTTATTAAAAGCTTTTAGATTCCCCATATCTTGATGAATCATAGCTTTTGCATAATCGACTAATGCATAGTGATATATACTCGGAATGACAGGTTCTTCTTCAGTGTATGGAAATTGGACTCCATTAACAGTGGCAATGCCACCAAATCCTAAATTATTCCAAGTGGTAGTTATACTGGACCAACTTGAACCATGCAATGTCTCCCAATATCCAGTTTCAGGATTTGCACTAAATAAATCTTCATTATCAGTTGTAAAACCATTTGTTACACCTGATATAATTAAACTGCCACCTAATGGCTCATGATGTTCTGCAACCTCTATCTTACCAATTGTTGATGTTGTGTTTGATGCTCCTGGTCTTGATTTAATATCATTACCTGGTCTAAAAAATTCTGACACTAGATTATCAAACCTTACTTTCTTTAAATCTGTTTTTCCCCTTAAAGATTTTGGAACTGCAATATAAGTAAGAGTTAAAACTCCAGCTTGCGAGGGTCTCGGTATTAAATGTAACCTTCTATCTTCTAAATAATACTCTTGTGGAGTACCTGTATTAAATCTATTTGTTGCTGTATCTTGATTGAAGAGATATGCATTACTAGCTCTACGGTCTAAATACCTACCCCGAAAAACAGGAGTGTCAACCATCTCAACAAAGTCATCAGGTAAGGTAATAAATGTTTTGTCGGTTGATATATAAATATTAAACTTTCGTACATGACACTTCGTATAGAGTGAAAAGTCTTCCATCGCTTCATCTAAGTATTTTCCTGCCCTTATATCCAATTGCCCCTTTCTAGATTCAAAGGGTAACAATGTTCTATCAATTATATCCACCCACTTCATGATCCCACCCCTTCAGGTTGATTAACACCTCTCATCTCATTGAGTACACTTATCTGACTTATGGCGGATTCATATGCTGATTTCGCTCTATTAACTTGGTTGTCAGATCGCCACAATTGACTCTCTGCTAAATCAACCACTATCTCATGAAGAGAAACATTCAATGTGCAATTGGCATTAGATGCTATTGCAGCAGGTTCTTTAAGATAATAAACTCTAACACCAGCTATTCCTGCTATAGGTGTTATGTATAATGAATTATGAAATGTATATGCAATAGGATTCGCAGTACCTGGTTCTAAATATGCATTTTCTAATTTCTTCACATCTTCAAAAGGTATCATTGCAGCAAAAATAAAATTAGTGCCACTGTAACTCACTTCTACATTTCTTACACTGCCTCTTAATGGATTAGCAGATGTTGTATTTGCGGAGGTACCATCAGCAAAGTTGATATACCCTCTAGTTGCTAAAGCTGATGCATCAACAGTAATAGTGTCTCTATGCTCCAACTCGGTAAGATAATCTTCATGTAAAAAATTAGTTGCAGCAACCTGAGCTACATTAAGAGCTTGAATCTTTGTTGCAGCTGAAAAGCTTAATTGCGATGTGTCTTCTAGGCGAATACCCAGTAGACTAGTCATTTCTGAGGATGTCATTTATGCCATTTATCTTCAACGGTCCCCTGGCTAATTAAAACCAGGGGGTTACCGTATCTCATTTTAGTCAGTTATCAGAACCTATTAAGTTTCTGTTACGTTGTCTGCGAGTGGCCTGTTTAGTTCAAGATAAGCCATACCTGCGCTTGGGGTGCCTATAGCGGACCTACCTATCATCCCATCTATAAGGTCACCAGCAACAACTGCATCATCAATTGTTCCAGCAGTAGCAGTTAAGAAACATGCTTTGCCATCGATAAAACCAGTAGCTACTTTTGCTGCAGCCTTTCCGCTAATCTGATACCAGCCATACTTGCCTGATACAGTTGCAGCCATTGCTACACCAACCTTACCTACAGCATCTGCAACAGCTAATGCTGTTACGCCTGCTTCATCAATAGTAACAACGGATCCTGCAACAGTAGCGTCTAGACCTTCTGCATAGATGAATTCACCCATACCTAAAGTGCCAGCTTTATCCTGAGCCTGAACAACAGTAAGCATAGGCAACTTTGCCTTAGCGCTTACTTCTGTTATGCCCTGACATACTATGTAAGATTCTACGTCTTTCCATTCAGCCATAATTATCTCCTATTAGTATGCAGTTGGTCCGCTTGTCAATTTCCCTAACATTCTAGGGTTTGAACAAGTCAAAGCACCTAACCAAAGGATATGTGCTACGGATGCATCTTGGTTAACGGGCTTATTAAAACCCTGAAAAGCAAAGTTCCTAGAACCGTGGTGTCTGAATCTCAGATACTTAGTATTTAAGA